GGTTCTCTGCTTGGTTGGCCGGAGACGAATGGGGTAGAGGTTGGGCTAACTATATATGGTTTGTCTTTAACACTTCAACAATGGTAATCTTCTCATGGACGCTATTAAGCTTGCGATATCGCTCGACAGATTCATAAACAGCTATACCAAATTACTCAACACCCTTGCTGTAGGCAAGTGGAACTATGGGCGTGGTCTTGAACAAGCTTCAGGACTTGCCTTCTGGTTTATTGCCTACACAGTTCTATTCTCAAGTGCTCATGGCATACAACTTGAGACTCTACAAGTAAATAATTTCTTTGTAGCTTGGTGTTTAGCTGTTATCGGCTTTTGTCAACTCTACTACACTGGTCGTCCACAACGGATGGTCTTCAACTTCTTTTCTACTGCAATCTGGTTAACGATTTCTATAAGTAGCTACCTCCACTTTAATGATTGGAACTTGCTCACAGCAATTAGTCTGCCATATTGTCTTAGTATCTTCTATGTCTTTGGATTCCTGATGGGTCCAGAGGATGATGTAGATAACTAAAGGAATAACAAAATGGAATACAATACACTTCTTGAAGTGGTCCCTCCCATGATTGCAGGACTAATTGTCTTAGTTGCTGCAGGAATGCTTGGTTTGTTCCGTTCAATAGCACTAAGTAAGACCGCTTATACAGAGACTGTTGAGTCTTTAATCAGGCAAATAGATGTGCTCAAACAGGAGAACGAATCTCTGAGAGGTTACAGAAAAAATCTCACAGAAACAATGAGAGCGACCGACAAACACTATTAGTGGGTTTGGATTAATAATTCGACTCACGAAATTAATAACTCTGGTTACTTTTCAATTCCTTATAGCAGAGCAACTGTAAGGTTTTGTAAAATAATCTAAAAATTTTTAACTGAAAGTGTAACAAATACACATGCTAGTCCTGAGAGGAACACTTAATGGCAAATCCAAATCCAACCGTAAGAATGAATGGCGGTAAAAGAGAAGGCGCAGGTCGTCCTAAAGGCTCTAAGAATATCCATTCCCAGAAGGCTTATTTGAAGCTTGAAGAAATGGGTTTCGACCCTATTGAAATGATGATTGCTAAGTATCACCAGATACAGAACTCCATCGATATTTTAGAAGCTGCTGGTAAACATACCTCTGGCTCTTATGCCCAGCTTACTGCCACACAAGGCACCCTAATTAACAACCTTATGGCTTATGGCTATAAGAAAGTCCCTGAGAAAGTAGAGCAAGAGATTACTGAGAAGCGCCCTGTGGCGATATCATTGAACCTAAAACCCAGAGAAGAGGTTTCATAAGACCTCTCCCTACATAGGAAGGTTATTACAATGGTTACTGCAAAGATGTTACATGACTGGCAAGTCACTCCAAGGCTCATGATGTTAGCTGTATCGGTTAGCTCATGGAGAGTAGTAGAATGGTATATGATGTTAGAAGACCCTAGTATACAACAATCTGGCTTAGTGTCGGTTGTTATGGGGGCTATGACAGGCATGTTTGCAGTATGGATGAGTAAAGAAGGCCCATCACAGAAATAGAATAGGACACACACACTATGGCATATGGTAAGGTAAGAACTGTTAAGAAGAAGAAGGCTGGAGGGAAGTCCTCTGGGAAGGCTATGCATCGTATGCCTAACGGTAAGATGATGGCTGGTGCCACCCATGCAACAAGAAACAGAAAGAAGAAGAAAACATGAAACCAAGAAATTTTGTAGCAGCCTATAGTGCTGTTAAAGCTATCTCTGCCTATGGTAAAGTAAGCGCAGGTAGGAAGGCCATTAAGAACGCCGGAAAGATTAAGAAGAAGGCTAAGAAGGTAGTACGTAGTGCTGGTAGTAGAGGCGCAGCAATCTCTGCTGGTCTGAAGAAGTATTACAGAACTAAGAAGCGTTCTATTGGAAGAAAGTTTAAGTAATGGCTGATAAAGACTCTAGACTAGCCAGAGCAGGTGTCTCAGGGTTTAACAAGCCTAAACGGACTCCAGGTCACAAAACCAAGAGCCACATAGTGGTTGCTAAGACAGGCTCAACAATTAAAACCATCCGATTCGGTGCTCAAGGGGCGGTAGGCTCCAAAGATGGCACTAAGAGAAACAAGAACTTTAAGGCTAGACATGCTCCCAACATTGCGAAGGGTAAGATGTCAGCAGCTTATTGGGCTAACAAAGTAAAGTGGTAATCTATGATAGAGTTACATGAAGGACAGTCAGAAATCATTAATGACATGTTCATAGAGAAAGAAAATAGATACGCTGTGGTATGTGCTAGTCGGGGTTTCGGTAAATCCTACCTAGCCGCCACAGCAGCAGTGATAGCAGTACAAGAATTAATGGACCTCCCAGCAGATGTGCCTAATAAGAATGTGGCGATTATTGCCCCTACTTATGCACAGGCAGTAGACATCTACTATCCCCTACTAGCATACCAGCTAGGCATGGAGGACTTTGCTGAGAAGGCATCGAGAGTAGCGGGTACCTTCTGGTTCCCCAATAACGTTATACTGAAGATATGGTCATACGAGGCGTCTGAGAGGATGCGTGGTACAGGCCAGTACTTCGTAGTAGCAGATGAAGTTTGTTCGTGGAAGGGTGCAGGTAGCACCTTAAAGGAGTCTTGGGAATCAGTCATACAACCTTGTATTACTACTCGTTGGAGTGACCAGAATGCTAAGAAGTATGGGGCTAACTCAGGTAGGGCTTTAATTATCTCTACCCCTATGGGCTACAACTACTTCTATGAAATGTACAACAGGCAAGACTCTGATAGTGACTGGAAGAGCTACCACTACACCTACCATGACTCCCCCTTCTTGGATGAGACAGAGATAGAGCGTGTTAAGCTTACCCTAGACCCATTGAAGTTTGCCAGAGAGTACACAGCCTCGTTTGAGGACTCCGGTAACTCCGTGTTCTATACCTTTAACCGTAAAGAGCATATAGACAAGAACCTCCCTAAGTTTCAGGATGATGAGGATGTGCATGTGGCTATCGACTTTAACGTTGGCATCATGGCCTCCTGTATGTTTGCCCTGAGAGGTAACCAGATACATATCCTAGATGAAATGCAAGGACATCCTGACACAGAGACCCTAGCTAAAGAATTGTCTAGGAAGTACAAGGGGCATAGACTTATTTCTTACCCTGACCCTAGTGGTAGAGCGCGTAAGTCCTCTGCTGCTGTCGGTACTACTGACTTTAGTATACTACAGTCCAATGGTATCTCGACAAGAGCACATAACAAGGCTCCTCCTATTATTGATAGTGTTGCAGCTGTTAATAAGAAGTTCAAGAACGCTAATGGCGATATAGACATGTACATACATCCCAAGTGCGTTAATACTATTAAGTCCCTAGAGCGCACCTCATGGGTAGAGAGCAACCCTGACACAGCTACTATTGACAAGAAGGAAGGTGTTGAACACTGGACTGATGGTCTTAGGTATGCCGTGGAGTATTTGTTCCCCGTAAGAGGTGGCACTAAGGTAACAACAAGAGGCTTCGGCTTTTAATTTAAAAGGAATACTACAATGGCGATAATGAAGAAAATGAAGAAGCGCTTTAACCGTAACAAAAGACGCGCTATGGTTGGAGCAGTTAAGTCTGCTTATAAAGGCGGTTCTGGTAAGGCCACAGTAGGCACTGCTCTGGCTGCTAAAGGAACTCTTAAGAAAGGCTCTAGGCTTGATAAGGTAGTACGTAAGGCTGGTAAGACTGTCCGTAAGGCTAAAGCAGCTAAGGCTAAGTTTAAGAAGACTTACGCTAAAGGTAAAACTCTGGGTAAACGTGTTGCCGCTTCAGGGGAAAAGAAGTTTGGAACAAAGATGGCTGGCAGAAGAGCTAGCCGTGGCATTAGCAACGAATTCCGTAAAATGAATGACGGCTTTGGTGGTCGTCGCAAAGGCAACATAGCAGGTAAAGCAGGTATGCTTGCTGGCACTATCAAAGGCGCAGCATCCTTCAAAATGACTAGTGCTCGTAAAGCAGCACTGAAGAAAGCACAACAAGCTTCTGCTCGTTTACGCAAAGGTAAGAAAAGACTTTTCGGTAAATAAGACACATAATAATAACAATAAAAACAATACGGGTATATAACACCTAGAAATGCAAGGGAAGACACTATGGCGAACTTCGCAACTAAATTCACGTCAGCCAGCTATGCAGGAGGTTATACCTCTGATGTGGTTTCGGCTAACTCTAACAGCAACTCAAACCAAAGGCGCGGTGCCGTACAGGTAACTATTACCAGTGGCAACGTT